GGCGAGGAAGAGGAACAAAATGATGTTTAAGAAATTGTACCTCCTTAATTGTTTTGGGCTTGATTTCAGCGCCCTTATCAGCTGCTGTCACTTCGAAACCTATTTCATTATATGCTTTGACAAGTTCGGCGACAGTAATGTATTTTCTTGCTTGGGGAGAAATAGCGATGACAACATCATCCGCTGCAAGAATAAAGCGGACATTTTCAATAATAAACGGAATTGAAGCTAGTTGTGGATTTTTGCGCAAAAGAATCTTACGGGCAGCTAAGCCAATAATCATCGTATGAACAGCTGAATTGCGCATAAATGTACCAGGGTGGCCAGAAAGTAAACCACTTGGTTTTTCATAAATGAAATCTTCGAAAGCTACATCACTTTGTGTATAATCAGCAGATAAACCATAAGCAATATTGAAGACTTCAGAAGGAAATTCTTCATTTCTGAATTTATATGAATTTTGAATAATTTTGAGTTCTACTTCATCGCACATAAATAGAAGTCGTTGTGAAATTTTCTCCTCCCATGCTTTGACATCCATGTCTACCATATAATCAGTGTATTTAAGATGAGTCACTATTTGATTCCAATGTTCAGAATTTGGATTAACGCCTAAGGCAAAGGGCATACTACCTCCATCAGCCCAAACTTTCTTAATTAGGGTGTGCAAATCTTTAAAAATTTTCATAAAGATAATTTGATGGATCATATTGCCCATACCAACTGTACGGGTTTTCGGATTTAGAATTTTATTTGGACCAACAAGCTCTTTCTTTCTAAATTCCAATTTCACATTTTGAGGAACAATACCGGAGATATAAGATGATTCATATCTTGCTACTTCATGGAAAACAATTTCTTGTATATTCCAAGTTCCTCTGTAGTCTTTGCTCATATATGGGGTTTTACCAACAACACCTCTGGCTAATTTATATGGGAGACCAGCACAAGTACTGAGATCCATTGATGTCGAGCCAGGAATTCTAACACCCATAATTGCTTGTTGAGTTGAATAAAGCATTACTTTGTCTAAATTAGGAATATACGTGAGCAAAACAGCTGCATAAAAGTCTTTCATCCACTTTTCTTC